TTTTTGCAATACAAAACCATCAGTAAAATCATTATTTCTTATTTAGCCTATTAGCTATTAGTTGAGCATACCCTGCTATGTCTAACCAGTGGTCAGGTTCATCATAATTTCCATTTGCTATTCTAGCTATTTTAGTGCATATCAAATCTAAAGACTCATTCATATCTAAAGGCAATTGATTTACAGTATCTGCAATAACTGCTTTTAATCGTTGGGAAGTTTCAGCAACTTTTTGGTAATCGCCATGAATACTGTCCCTATTTTTTAAAATTTCGTCTACTTTGCTCATTATTTCCTCCGTAAAAATAATATATAGCCCTAAAACGCACGTTATAGCCTTTTAGGGTCAAATCCATATAAGGTGGATACTTGGTCTGCCAATTTATAGAAAGCCTTGCCATGCGCATCCCAGTGCTTATATCCTTTGTTGTAAAGAGTTAAATGACACATTTCATGTAAAAGCGTCTCGCTTATAGTAGAAAAGTGCAAACAACGGCCTTTTGATATTTCAATTATTAGTTCAGGGTCGCAATTAAAATAGCCATAAGCTGAAGGATCGTTAATTATCCTCCATTTAATTTTTGAGGCGGTGGGTAAATCATATCGGTCAAAGGGAGGCATGAGTCTAAACGCTGAATAAAGGGCTGCAATATATTTAGCGCTTAAAAGTGTCATTTTTAGCCTTTCCAACTAACCCATTCTGATTTATCTGAATTTTCAAAAGATACATCCACATTGACAGGCATAGAAAAAGTTATGCCATGATAGGGATGCGTTATCCATAAAGCTTGCCTTGGCGGTTCAAAGCCAAAGTTATTACTATAAGCGTATTCACAATATCCTTTTAGAGAGCCGTTTACTATTAAACGTTCTAATTGGATAAGCTGGTGAAAATGGCCAATAATCATTGTATCGTATTCCATGTCTATTTGTGCGTTCCTAGACCGCTTTTTATGGTCGCCTCGTATGATAGGGCCTAAAGCGCCAATAACGCCGTCACCGCCTCTAAACTGATCGCCATGGGTTAATAGGTATTTATGGTTGTAAATAGCGTATATAGCGTCAGGGCCGTCAGGTATGTGAAAGGATACTCGGCTATCTGATTCAAAGTGTTTGGCTAGGAATTGATAGGTTAGCCAATCAAAAGACGTAAAGTTACGGCCTTTGTTTCTAATTTTGTGGGTATTACGGCCATGGTTACCGCCTACGCATGGCACAAATACTTTCCCAAATTTATCTGCTAGGGTAGAAATGCACCAAATTAGCACACCGAATAAGTCTATAACCACAGGCATAATCTCTGCATCGTTGGTGGCCATTAATTCCTCGTGAATATCGCCTGACACCATATCGCCGCCTAGCGCAAATACGATGCCTGGATATTTAGGGTTGACCATGTGATTATTTAATAAATCAATAGCCACCTCTATCATTTTTTTAGCTCGTTTGTGAGCTATTTTCATATTATATGAATTGACATTATTAATTTGGTTAGGGTCTACGTTCTCTCCCCAATGCCAATCTGATGCAAATAATGTGGGCACGCCTGGAGCGGATTTACTAGAGCTAGGTTTAACTAACCAGCTAGGTGGTGACGGTTTTTTATCCACCATTTTAAGAATTTTAGACTTAACGTAATTTTCACTTAATACGTCACGATTGAATGAAGCTATTTGCGCTTCAAGGGTTCTAATTTTGTCTTTTAAAGCTATTTCAGGTGGGATTTGTGTTTCAGGTGGTAGTGCTGTGAATAAGTTTGCTAACTTTGCTGCCTTTAGTCTTCCTTGTAAACAAGCTCTTTTAATGCCTAATAACTCTGCCGCTTTTGTTTCACTTCCTGTATTATTAAAAGCTTCAACCGCCTCCAACATCTGCTCTTTAGTTAGTGACATATATGCGTTCCAAATAAAAGTTCTAAAGTAAAAAAGAGGCCTAACAATAGACCTCCTGCTCCAAATACTAAAAGCGCTTTAACCGTAAAATCTAAAATTTTATTTATCATGTTTTTGATTGTTTTTATGTTTTACTTCTATAAATTTAACGTCTTTTAAAAGATTAGTTTCACCATCAAATATTAATTGTATGTTGCATCCTCTTTGACGCTCTTTGGTGTTAGACGATATAAAACTTGCATGGCCTTTTTTACCTCTGTAAACATAATATTCCAAAGTAACATCAGGTTTTGGTATTTGCATCTTTTTAGGATTTAAAACGGATTGTATATCTAAACCATTAATTTGTTTAGCAAAAAGATTAAAATTGTGCATATTTTGTTTCCTCGTGTTTATAAAAAACCATGCGAGACCATTGAGCAGTCTTTTTAAGCTTAAACCAGCTTATAGGTTTTTTGATTGAGTTATCGTGAAAGTGTGTTGCGCCGTAAGAATAATCAGGCTCTAGTTTATGCATGATGCGCCATGCTAAATTAATAAAGTGTGGATTGATTTCCTTACGTTCAGGTGGTTTAATTTTTCCATACCAAGTAAATTGATAAGGTTTTTTCATTTCATAACACACTTGCTTTGGATCAAAATCAGCGCGCCGCATAAGAACGTAACCCACTGATATTTGTGCTTCTTTTGACTCAACGCTAGATTCCATGAATATGGTTTGCGCGAGGCATAGTAACGCCTGGTCGATCATAAAAGACCTCCCTGTGTAGTTGCCAAATAGGATTATACCATTTTTCAATTTTTGTCATTTTCTAGACGTAAAATTAACTCTTCAACTTCAGTCAGGAATTGTTTTACTTCTAATTCCATTTCTTTAATCATTGATTCGTCTTTTTCAACGCGGCTAATGAACAAGCGATTTTTAAATGGTAGTCGTGGGTCGTATGAAACAAAATCTGCCCACTCGCGACCTGTAACCCATAATTGACATTGGATTTGTTTATAGTAATCGCCAGGCACTTTATTCTCAAATATATAATCTAAATGCGTTGTCGTATTCGGACATTTGATTTCAATTAAATGTTTGTCGCCTAGTAAACGATCAGGTGAAACACCAAGCCATTGAATTTCAGGATGTTTCCAAAAGCCTGTCTTTTCTAAAAACGTGCCTGTTGCTGCCTCGTAAGCCATGGCTGCCAACGGTTCGTTTTCAACTCCCCACGCCATCGCGTCATTAGAATAAGACTCTAAAGGTTGCATGGTTAGCCTTTCAGCTACAAGGCGAGTTTTATATTTCTTACGGCCTATTGCCTCGCCTGTTTTACCTTTTGACATAACCTCTGCTATATTGCTGGCACTAACAAAGCCTAATTTTGCAGTAGCCCACTCAATTGAATTTTGCTCTAGATGTGTGCAATCGTTAGCAATCATTTTTGAGGCTCCAGCTTGTATTCGGCTACATGACAAACTTCTTTATATTTATTTTTAACTTTTTTAGTATTGGTTTTAATTTCATAACCTTTTTTGCGTAAATTAAAAATGGTATCTGCCAATCTATAAATACCTAATTGAGTCCATGCTTTTAATGGATCAATCTTGCCATGTTTTTCTAAATACTTTGTTAAGCGTTCTTGTTGATTCATTTATTCCTCCAATTTAGTTTTTTTAGTTGATAAAGCTGAGCGTATAGTCGTTATTACATCAGGTTGACTACCAAACCTTTTTTGAGCCTCTTTAAATATATCTTTTAAAGACTCAATAGACTCTGCTTCATTTATAGCTTCTAATACTTGGTTTATTTCCTCGTCTGAAGCTGGTTGCTCTTGAGGCACATCCTCGCCTGCGTAGATATATAAACCAATTCCATGTAAAGCAATAGCCTTGGCCAGGCATCGCTGCATAGCTGTATTAACTGCCATGGCGTCAGGGTTTACTACCGCTTTATTCTTGTAATCTAATACAGGCAGCTGGGCGGTCATAGTTTTACCAAAAGCCGTCACCGAGCAAAATACCATCAAGGTGTCGCCAAATTGTTTAGGTTCTTTATATTCCCAGGTGGCTGCTGGGTCTTTTTGTAATAACGTATCTACTGCCCATGCCCAGGAAAGATAAGTTAAGTTGCCTTTCTTTTCGGTGTGGTCGTTTACGTTAATACTGCGTAAATCGTTAAATGTGGTCATTTGATTCCCTTTGCTAGTTGAATAGATTTTTTAAAAGTAAAGCCTTTGCAATATAAAAACACAACGTTTCGGATGTATTTAAACATTAGAAAAAGTCTCCATGTTGGTGGCCTGCGTCATACATGGCATCGTATGGTCCTTGATATACGTTAGCCTCATTTAACTTTTTTTCTGTAATACCCATCGCTTCCTCAAAAAAGGCATTACTTATAGATTTAGCAAAAAGGTTAAGGCTTAACATATCGCCTTTTTGATTGGCCCAATATAAAGCACGAATTGTGCCAGCTAGCTGTTCCATATCCATATGGGCTAAAACTTCCACTGGGTCTGTGTCAATTAAGTCTTCCGCGTATTCTTGTTGAATAGTCATATTAGCCTCCAAAGTGTTTAGAAAGTATTGGGTATAAGAAGTAAAGCCAAAGCGCTCCATATAGATATACTGCTAGAACTGTTACGATCATGCCTTTTGTTTTCATAATTTCCTCCATAAAATTAAAAACTACAGTTGCTATATTAAACAAATAGTTTTATATTGCAAGCATTATTTAAACATTTTTATTAAAAAGGATATAAAATATGACGGACAAAGAAATTATAGAATTCTACGGAGGTGGCACAAAACTTGCTAGAAAGCTGGGCTTGCTTACTCACCACGATAGGATTAAGGTGAATAATTGGAAGGTTAGAGGTATTCCAGCCAAGATTAAGCTTCAATACCCTGAAATTTTCCTAAAACGTAAATTTAAAGACTAGAGGAACTATGCACTATTTTCAGCACAATATAGCCGACTACCGTAAGGACACCGCGCACCTAACTTTACTAGAGCATGGCGCTTATAGGCAGCTATTAGACCAATATTATTTAAATGAAGCGCCTTTGCCTTTAGATGAGGCCAAGCTTATGCGTTTACTCTGTGCCAGGGAAGAGGGCGAAATAAGGGCAGTTTTAAGCGTTTTGGCCGACTTTTTTGAGAAAACCGAGCAAGGATATATCCACAAACGTTGCGAGGCTGAAATCGAGGCTTTTAGGGCTAAATCCGAGTTAGCTTCAAAATCAGCCAAAATTCGCTGGAATAAAGAGGAAATGGCTAGTTTTTCTGATAGAATGCAAAAAGTTAGCGAACGCACTGCGTTTGGTATGCGAACGCATAGCGAACCCAATGCTAACCATAAACCATTAACCATTAACCATAAACCATTAACCAATATAAAACCTTTGTCGGATTTTGATATGTTTTGGATTGCATACCCTAAAAAAGTTGGTAAAGAGGCAGCTAGAAAAGCCTGGGCTAAAGCTAACCCTGATCTAGCTACGGTATTAAATGCGTTGGAATGGCAAAAGGTAAGCCCACAATGGTTTAAAAACAACGGCCAATATATTCCTAACCCTTCTACATGGCTTAATCAACATAGATTTTTAGACGAAAAACCACAGGAGCAGTCATTTTGATTGAAACCGAGAAAAAAGGCTTTAAAGACATGATGAATACGATAGCAAGTATTTATTCCAAACCTGAGCCTACACAAGACACGTTACGCGTATGGTGGGCTAAACTAGAAAAATATGAATTTATGCAAGTAAGCCGATCCTTTGATGATTGGGTTAATAAAAATAAATATATGCCTACGGTGGCCGATATACTAGAAACTATAAAAGCCAGCCAACCTAAGGAGTTTATAAAGGCACTGCCTAGGCTAGCCACAAACGATGAACTTAAAACTTATCACGACAAAATGAAAGCTATAACAAACGAAATAGCTTCAAAGCCTAAAATTGATCCTAAAGCCTGGGCTAGAAAAATTATTAATGATTACGACAAGGGCAAATATAAATTTGAGATTGGAGTGAAGTTTGCAAGAGAAGCGCTCCGACACAAAGTGTGATTTTTGTTATAAAGAAGGAGGTCTTTATAACTTTTCTAACGAATGCTGCTGGGTTCGTTGGCTAAAAAAAGCGTTTAAACCTCACGCAAAAGCAATGCTTGAAAGGTATCAAGCCAAGCATGGCAGAAGTGAAATGTTAAAACTTATTGAAAGGGTTAAAAATGATGCTTAAGAAGTTTTCGGTTATCATTGAAGTGGAACTAGATCAAAAAAAATATGATGAAGTAGAGTCGTGGGGAGTAGCGCCTTCCGACTATATAGCGTCTATAATTTCAGACCATGCTCGTGATAGAGGTTTAATATTAAAAACTTCTGTCACTGAAATTGAACATAGTTTATACAAGCGTTTATGTGTTGCATCTGACGACTTTATAGGTAAAGATGCTATTGCCGACATTGAAGAAGCTGTGTTAAAAAACAAAATGTGTATTGGCGGAAACTGCGAGGATTAATATGGACTTTACTCATGCTGTAATGGATAGCGGTGAAATGATTAGAAAATACCGCTGGTCAAACAAAGAAGCAAAATGGTATCAAGACACGCACAAAGATATTCAAGTTATTAGATTAACTACAGCTCCAAAACAAAACGTGTTTGATTTAATTAAAGATGAGCCATTATTTTAGGAAACATTATGGCGCATGAAGCTGGTAAAGGTGATATGTATCGTGCAGTTGATCAAAAAAAGTTTGATGAAAACTTTGATCGTATATTTGGCAAAAAGAAATCTCGTATAGATATTGTAGGTCAAAACGGAAACGATGGCCTGCACTATGAATATGAGCTAGATAAATCAACAGGAGAGGTTATTAAAAAATATGTTAATACATAGCTTTTATGGAACTAATCTTCCTATTACCACAAAAGATATTGAGTTTGTGGAAAAAAGGAATATTAAAGTTCAAGAATTAAAAAGACAATTAGGCAATAAATATATATTATCTAATGTCACATCTATTCACAACAGAGGAGAGCAACATGGCATCAGTAAACAAGGCAATAGTTCTAGGTAATTTAGGTAAAGACCCTGAAGTAAGATTTCTACCCAACGGCGACGCAGTTTGTAATTTTAGTCTAGCCACCACAGAGTCTTGGAAAGATAAAGACGGACAAAAACTTGATAAAACAGAATGGCACAATATAGTTCTTTTTAGAAAGCTTGCAGAAATAGCTGGTGAGTATTTAAAGAAAGGCAGACCTGTATATATTGAAGGCAGACTTCAAACGCGCAAATGGAAAGACAAAGAAGGCGCAGACCGTTATACAACTGAAATCGTAGCAGATCAAATGCAAATGTTAGGCAGCAAAGAAGAAGCACGTGAAGCACCTAAAGCTCCAGCTGAAACACAAGCGCCTAAAGATTTTGACGATATGAAGGATGACATTCCGTTCTAGTATGCAGGACGATTTTGACAAAGCCAGCGATTTAGAACAGACAGTGCGTGACTTTGCAATTGAACGTGTCAGGTCACAATCTAAAATTTTTGAACCCACTGGCTTTTGTCTTAATTGTCGTGAACCTATATCAAAATCAAAACGCTTCTGCGATATAGACTGTCGCAACGACTTTCAGGAAAGACTAAAACGCTCATGAGAAATATATATCAAACGCGCACAATAAGATTAGTAAGCCCTATACAACAAGAAACAGCAATCAACGCTTTAAAGAACGCACCGCTAGACCAAGAACATCCAATAGAAGTAGTTATTCGCGAGGAACGTAAAACTAGATCAATAGACGCTAATGCTAGAATGTGGGCTGGGCCACTGCGCGATATATCTGAACAAGCATGGGTTCATGGTAAGCAATACACGCCACTAGTTTGGCACGAATATTTTAAGGAACAGTTTTTACCTGAATACTTTGACGAGCAACTAACAAAAGAAGGTTATCGTAAATACGATGAAACGCCAAACGGTAAAAAGATATTAATTGGCTCTACATCTAAACTAACTAAAAAAGGCTTTAGCGAATACTTAATGCAAATAGAAGCTTATGGCGCAGAACTTGGAGTAATGTTTCATGAGGTTGAACATTGAAAATTTTAATAGCTTGTGAATATTCAGGAATAGTAAGAGACGCATTTATTAAAAAAGGTCATGATGCTATGTCTTGTGATTTATTAGATACAGATCAACAAGGCCCACATTACAAAGGAAACGTATTAGATATAATAAATAATGGTTGGGATATGATGATTGCTCATCCGCCATGCACTCATTTAGCTGTTTCAGGAGCTAGATGGTTTAAAAATAAAATAAATGAACAAAAAGACGCATTAGAATTTGTTAAGCTATTATTAAATGCGCCTATTGAAAAAATAGCTTTAGAAAATCCAATAAGTATTATTTCAAGTAAAATAAAAAAGCCATCTCAAATAATACAACCTTGGCAATTTGGTCATGGTGAAACTAAAGCTACTTGTTTATGGCTTAAAAATTTACCATTACTGAAACCAACCAATATTGTTGAAGGCAGAGAGCAAAGAATACATAAAATGCCTCCATCTGAATTAAGATGGAAATTAAGAAGCACAACGTATCAAGGTATTGCAAATGCCATGGCTGAACAATGGGGACAATAAAACCTAAAAAGTGTAAGATATGTAAATTAACTTTTACGCCTGAAAGACCTCTCCAACAAGTATGTGGTTTTGAATGCGCTATTCACTTGTTAAAATATAACAAAGTAAAAAAAGTTAAAAAAGAAGTTAAAGAAGCAAAGTTAAAAATTAAAAGCCGATCAGATTGGTTAAAAGACACACAAGTAGTTTTTAATAAATATATTAGATTAAGGGATCAAGATGACGGTTGTATTAGTTGTGGGTCAAAAAGTGCCAGCGCATATCATGCAGGCCATTACCGAAGCATTGGAAGTGCAGGACACTTACGATTTAACGAGCAGAACTGCCACCGACAATGCGCTGCCTGTAACACCCATTTATCTGGTAACCTCATCCGATACCGACTCGGACTTATTAGAAAAATTGGAATACTCGCTGTTGAAACACTCGAGTCTGATAACGACACAATAAAATTAACAATAGATGAAATAAAGGTTCTCAAGAAGGTTTTTTCTGATAAAATAAAGGCTCTTAATCTTGATAACCAAGGTTAATCTTTTAGCTAAAAGGAAAAATTATGGGATATTACAACAAAGAAGTATTACCTAAAGGCGCTACTGCTTCAGACGCTTCAGGCGAGAGAAAAGGCAGCTTAAAAGGCGGCGTTGGTATGGGTAAAAAAGACGCAGTTGGTGCTGACAAGCAATTCAAAGGCGGAAGTTCTGAAAAAGTTTGCTACGAACACAAGAAGTATAGTTAATAAAACGAAAACCCAACCAGCCCTAGACTGATTGGGAGTTCTAACCAAATAATAATGGAGGTTTATT